GTAAAGGTTTTATGGTTATGTGTGGAACACCAAAAGGAATGAATAATATATTTTATGACTACTACAATAAAGCTCAAGCGGATGATAAATGGTTTTTATATAAAGCTAAAGCTTCTCAAACAAACATTGTTGACCAAGAAGAATTGGATGCAGCTTTGTCTGTCATGGGTAAAGCAAAATACGACCAAGAGTTTGAGTGTTCTTTTATTGGTAATATTAGTGGTTCTATTTATGGTGATATAGTTCAGGAGATAGACGATAAAGGTCAAATAGGATCTGTTCCTTATGATCCAGCTTATCCAGTATCAACTGCAATAGATCTCGGTTTTAATGATGCAACATCAATAATATTCTTTCAAAAGGTTAATCACTCTATCCATTTGATAGACTACTATGAAAATAATAACCAGGCGTTGCCACACTACGTCCAGGTTCTAAAAGAAAAACCGTATGTGTATGATGTTCATTATGCACCACATGATTTGGACCAGGTTGAGTTCTCTACTGGTAAAACAAGAAGAGAAGTTTTTTATCAACTTGGAATAAAATTTAGGACTGCACCTAGATTACTTTTAGAAGATGGTATTCATGCAGTAAAAATGATTTTACCTAGATGTAGGATCGATAGCGATAACTGTAAGAAACTTCTTATAGCGCTTAGACATTATCACAGAAAGTATAGTGATAAGGATCGAACTTTTAAATCAAAACCAGTCCATGACTTTAGCTCACATCCAATGGATGCCTTGAGATGTTTAGCAACAGGAATGGAAGAAACTAAAATATATAACAACAAACACTTACAGCAAATAGCTGAGAGTAATTACGAGGTACTGTAACTATGCCAATGGTTAACGGAAAAAAATATCCTTACACAAAAAAAGGAAAAGCTGCAGCTAAGAAAGCTAAAAACAAAAAATACAAAAAGAAGAGATAATTATGGGTGGACTATTAAGACGACCAAAAATGCCAACTCCTCCTCCTATTGAAATGCCTAAGGTAGAAGAAGTGCCTGAAGTAGAGGATGAAGAGTTAAAAGCAGAAGAAGAAAAAAAATTAAAAGACATAGAGAAAAAAAGAAAAGGTAGAAGATCTACTATCTTAACTGGAACTGGTCTTAACGAAATTGACGAAGAAAATATAGATCAAAAAACTTTATTAGGAGAATAGTCATGGGCGGACCAAGTAATAATTCTGGTGGAAACACAGGAGCTGACGAAGGTTTTTTTCTTACAGACAGAGAAAAGAAAAGAAAACAAAGAGAAGAAGCAGAAAGAATGGCGAGAGAAAACAGAGGTGGTAGTAATCGAAAATCTGAAGAGCAGCCAAAAGTAAAATCTCAAATGGATAATACTCAAGTTAAATCAAAAGAGATTGTTGCTGATAAAGAAATAAATAAACCTAAAGTACCTGAACTAACTGCAGACGAAATCATTTTAAAGAATAAGAAAAAAGGAAGAAAATCAACTGTATTAACTTCTGTAACAGGAGTTGAAGGTTATCCAACACTTAGCAAGAAATCATTATTAGGAGGTTAATCAATGAGCTTATACAGGAACATTAATAAGAGGCGTAAGGCTGGGACTTCGAGATCTAAGAAGAAGTCAACCATATCAGCTAAAGCATATAAAAATATGAAAGCTGGTTTTCCAAATAGCAAAAAGAATAAGGCTAAAAGAAAAAGAAAAAAATAAATGCAATCGCAAGAGCTAAGAAAACTAGCTGCAGAGCTAAAGAACAATCTATCTAGATTAAAAGAGAAAAGATCTAACTGGGAAAGTCATTGGCAAGAAGTAGCAGATCTAATGCTACCTAGAAAAGCTGAGATTACAAAAGAGAGAGCTAGAGGAGATAAAAGATCTACACAAATCTATGATGCAACAGCTATTCATTCTTTAGAATTATTGGCTGCTTCTTTACATGGAATGCTTACCTCATCTGCTAATAGATGGTTTTCTTTAAGATTTAAGGAAGCAATACTGAATGAGAATGATGAAGCTAGAGAATGGTTAGAAGATAGTATTGATAAAATGTATGTAGCTTTTGCTAGATCAAACTTCCAACAAGAGATACACGAAAATTATCATGATCTAATTTGTTTTGGAACTTCATGCTTAATGATTGAAGAAGATGAGGAGGACATCGTTCGTTTCTCTGCTAGACACATCAAAGAAATTTATATTGAAGAAAATAAAAAAGGTTTAATTGATAACGTCTATAGAAAATTTAAAATTACTGCAGATCAAGCTATGCAAAAGTTTGGTGCTGAAAACTTATCTAAAGAAATAAACACTACTCACAAAACCAAGCCTTTTGATGAAGTAGAGATTTGTCATATTGTAAGACCTAGATTTGCTTACGATGCTTCTAAAAAAGATAAAAAGAATATGAAGTTTCAAAGTATTTACTTTGAGCATGGAACAGACCATATAATTTCAGTAGGCGGATTTAATGAAAATCCATATGTAGTAAGTAGATATTTAAAATCCTCAACAGAGGTTTATGGAAGATCTCCAGCAATGTCAGCATTGGCTGACTGTAAGGTTCTTAATAAAATGGTAGAGCATGGATTAAAAGCTGCAGCGAAGCAGATCGATCCGCCACTTTTAGTACCCGATGATTCGATGTTAGCTCCAGTTAGAATGACACCTGGAAGTCTGAATTATTATAGAAGCGGTAGTAGAGATCGTATTGAACCATTAAATATCGGACAGAATACATCCACAACTTTGAATGCTGAAAATCAAAGAAGAGAAGCTATCGCTAGAATGTTTCATGTAGATCAGTTGCAAATTCAATCTAATAGAACAATGACTGCTACAGAAGTTTTACAAAGAAACGAAGAGAAGATGCGAATACTTGGTCCTGTAATGGGAAGAATACAAAGTGAATTATTAGAGCCAATGATTAACAGAGTGTTTTCTATAATGCTTAGAAACAGATTGTTTGCTGAAGCACCAGCTATCCTTGCTAATCAAGAAATAGAAATCGAATATGTATCTCCGATGGCATTAGCTCAAAAAGGACAAGAGCTACAAAACATCATGAGAGGTTTAGAAATTTTTGGATCTATATCTCAAATGGCTCCAGTTCAAGATTACTTAGATGAGAACGGTTTGGTGAAGCAATTAGTTAAAACTTTAGGTTTACCAGCAAGGATGATCAAAAGTGACAAAGAAGTACAAACAATAAGAATGGAACGACAAGAAGCTCAACAACAACAAATGCAGATGCAACAACAATTAGCTGAAAGTGAAATGGCTAAGAATGCTGCACCGTTAGCTAAAGAAGTTCTAAATGGACCAGAATAAAAAATTACTAGAATTAAAAGAAGATTACAAAATTGTTTTTAATTCCGAACAAGGACAAAGAGTTTTGAATGACCTCGAAAAAAGATGTCATGAGTTTGTGACTACGTTCTCAAAAGATAACAGTCATGAAACTGCTTTTCTAGAAGGTCAAAGATCAACTTTGATTTTTATAAAGGCGATGATTAAACCTCACAAGGAGACTTAATGGACAATCAGACAACTGAGCAACCAGCTCAATCTGATCCGATAGTTGAAACGACAACGGATCAATCGCAATCTTCAGTATTATCTGGAGAGCAGACAACACAAAATAATTTTCAGGATTTAATTCCTGAAGAATATAAAGGAGAAAAGTCTTTATCTAATTTTAAAGACATGAACGACTTTGTTAAATCATATCTATCAGCGCAAAAGATAGTTGGTGCAGATAAAATTCCTGTACCTAATAAATTTGCAACGGAGGATGATTGGAAAGCGGTATTTAATAAACTTGGCGCTCCTGAAAAACCTGAAGATTATAAATATAGTTTTAAGGAAGGAGAAGTTGATCAAGAGTTATTATCTAACTTTAATCAACAAGCTCACAAACTTGGATTGCTACCACAACAAGCAGAAAGCTTAATTAAGTTTTATAATGACATGAATGAAGGTAGTTCTGTCCAGGCTGAAGAGAATGCTGCAAAATCTAGAATTAATACAGAGAACGAACTTAAAAAAGAGTTTGGTCCACAGTATGTAAAAAGATTAGATCAAGCTAAAAGACTAGCATCATCTACACTAGGTAATGATTTTTTAGAAAATACTTATTTAGCTGATGGTTCAAGATTAGGAGATAATCTTAACGTAGTAAAAGCTTTTTCAAATCTTGCAGAGAAATTATCTGAAGATGAAGTAGTCAAAGGAGATAGCTCTTCTTACATGACAGCTAATGAAATAGAAAAAGAGATTTCTTCACTAACTGAAGAAGGTTCTCCATATTGGATTAAAACACATCCAAATCATAGAAAAGCTGTTGATGAAGTTCTTAAATTAAGAGAGTTATTAAATGGCTAATGATAAATTTGAACCAGGCGAAATAATTACAGACACAGAAGTTAGACTAGAATGCCTAAGACTAGCTACTGAATTTGGACCAGAAAACGATCGTAGAGATCCTCTGCCAATAGCAGATAATTATTATGACTGGGTAATACAAAATTCTAAACGACAATCTGAAAAGACCGTTAAGAAAAAAGACAAAGTGAAGTCTTAAAATTTACAGAAGAGACCTCCAATTCTGGAGACAATCAAATCG